ATACATTTAGAAATAATGTTGGCGAGTGGAATTCACAATATATTACGGCATATAAAAAAATGGTCAATTTGGGTGCTTCATGGGCATTTGGTGCTCCATAATGAATTCTGGGAATGTTATGGACTTGAGTTCATTGACATGATAAGTACATTCTGTAAAGTCATCGTCATTGAGATATACATACATTTTGTCAAACAATTTTACAAAATCTTTTGACGAATGAATGGTGTAAACATAGTGCAAAAAAGAATCCATCGTGACATTTTTATTTGCAAAATACAGTACAAATTTTCGCAACTCATTTGTCAAATCTATGCAACTTCCATCTGTCGTGCGTGTTAGGTTACAATGAACAATGCTATTGCTGAGACGGAACAGTTGTAATTGAGTTGATTCATCTAGGCATATATCATTGATGTTGTGAAGTTTTGGGAAAATGCATAGGTAAAAGTCCTTGGTAGGGGTGATTATCTTGTATTCGTATAAAGCGACATCGTTAGATGGAGCGTTGGAGACATCGTTAGATGGAGCGCAGGAGACATCGTTAGATGGAGCGTTGGAGACATCGTTAGATGGAGCGCAGGAGACATTGTTAGATGGAGCGCTGGAGACATTGTTAGATGGAGCGCTGGAGACATTGTTAGATGGAGGGCTGGAGACATTGTTAGATGGAGCGCTGGAGACATTGTTAGATGGAGCGCTGGAGACATTGTTAGATGGAGCGCTGGAGACATTGTTAGATGGAGCGCTGGAGACATGTTGAGTTTGGTTACAGGACAATTGAAGTTGGCGGACGATATAGATTTCTTTTTCTGTAGGGGGTGGGAAAACGAGGGTTTTTGCGTAAAGACAAAGATTGAGTGAGACTTGTGCTATTGACCACATGATTGTAAATGCTTTAAAAAGTGTTGTATTTAAAACGTCGAGAAAGTATGATGTTAAAGACATTTAAAAATAATCTTTGTTAAATGAATAAGAAAAGAATAACGTAGAACAAACATGGAATATTTTCAATTTCTTAAAAACAGTGTTGAGAGCCCAACAAGGTCTGAACAAAAGGGCGAACATTCAAAGAACAAGATTGAAAGTTTTATAAACGGGAGGACACCAAATAGGAAGGAGAAAAGAAAAAGCGACAACAGGGACGAGAACAAGGCATATTTGAGGAATGGGTTAAAGATAAGGGTGATTCACAAGCCTGGTAGTAGATTGAATTACTACAAGGGTTACATTGGTGAAATAAAGTATTACAAGTCACCAAATGATTATGCGTTGGTGGTGTTATGGGCGATGAATTCGCTAAATCAGATAAGAATGCCGGTTGATCATTTTCAAATAATGGATGATTAAAGTGATTGTGAGGAGTGATTAGGAGTGAGAAAAACACGAGCTTTAGTGTCAGAAATTTTGATAGCAAGTGCTTCAGGAGTTTTTGCCAAAACTGTTGCAGAATCTGCAAGTACACCATTAACAGCGTTATATTTAATAGTTTTATTAGAGCTAAACAGTTCTTTGAATGTTTTTGTGAATATTTTAAGTTCATGTAGGCGTATTTCACGACAATCTTTTTTAAGAACTTTGAATGGAGTTTTATGAATAGTATACAAACATTCTTTACAAGAAGGATTTTTGTTTAAAAGCATAACACCGACTGGTCCGATACACTGTCCACATTGCCCAACGGGCACGTGTCCATTAGAAATATAAATGAACCATGTTGTATCAGAAGATTTTAGTTTAAGTGTATCAAACATAAATGAAAATTGCTGGAGACCACGTTTGATAACATCGTTAGTTTCTGTTAATGGAAGGAGGGGAACATGTTGGAAACGAGTAAAGAGATGATCTCTAAAAGTTGTTTGGAGAAAGACATGGAGGCATTTTGTTATAGTGTATGTGTCGAATACACTCGTGTCTAGATCAACAACATAATAAACTTCAATGTTTGGTGACATTGTTGTAGTCGTTACTTCCATATTTACTAGTTACTTTTGTATAAATAATTTTAAATTTTTTGTTGGTTAATTTCAAGGTACAACAAAGACAATGTCATATACGTCAACTGCTGGGTTAGCGACGAAAAAGTGGGGTCCACATGCTTGGTACTTTTTGTTTTCTACGATAATGGGATCGTATCCTGTAACATATGACCCTTTAAATTTGGAGCATAGGGAAATCAAGACACATTTTTTGAATTTGTTCAAATCGTTAGAGTTTGTGATGCCATGTGTATTTTGTAGGAGATCGTTTAAGCAATTTATGGTTGAATTACCTATAGAGCCGTTTACAAATGGCAGGATAAATATGATGAAGTGGTTATACTTGATGAAGGACAAAGTAAACAGAAAGTTGCTTAAACAAGAAAAGGATTGTTACAACAATGAAAAGAAAAGACTGCAAATGCTTTATTTTAAGGGACAAATGACAAAAGATGAATATTACAATGCTGTCAAGGAGTTTAAAGACAAAACATTTTCAACAACACCTTCACCACCATTTGAAAAAGTGTTGCAGCAATACGAGAGCATAAGGGCAGTTTGTTCAGAAAAATCAAAAACATGCGCGTTGCCACCACAAGGGAGGACAAAAAACAAGACGAAACAATGATCAACTGATGTTATTTAGAATACAGAAGGAAACTTTTCAAACTTGTAAATAACAGCTGTTGTTTTTTTGTATTTTTCGGGCCTTCAGCAAATGCTTTACATTTGCCCTTCGCCGAAGGCTCCGGTGCGCGCTTTATGCGCGTATGGGACAAAGCCCCTGGGGGGGCTTTTTTGGGCACTTTTTAGCGAATGCTTCACATTCGCGCGCTCGCCAAGGCGAGCTGTAAAAAAGTGCTAATTGATAATCATTTGACGGAGGGAGCTTCCGACAGGTTTTTCATAAGAACTTTGAAGGAAAGGTCCGACATTTTCTTTTGGGATTGGGGGTGCTGAACGAAGGTCATGGAAGGGCATTTTATTTGATTGCATAACAGTATTGATACCCATATGATATCCGCTAATCAAAAAGTTTTGTTCTTTGAGGAGTTTGGAGACGGGATTTTGTTGAGCAAAATCATTAGCTTCATCATATTTTGGCAAGAGATCTTCGGCTTCTAGTTGAGGAGCTTCAGATTTTTGAACAACGGCAGCAGCAGCAACGGCTGGTGACGGAACAACAGGTGGTTGAGGAGCAGGTTGTGAAGCAACTGCAGGCTGTTGTTCTTGAGGAGTGTTTTCTTCCAGATTTTCGGTAAACATTTCTTTGTTAAAATGTTTGAAGACAAAGTACAAAACACCAAACAAAAGAGCGATTTGAATGTAGGTATTTGTTTTTACTGATTGTAAAAGATCTGCCATTGTTTAGTATATTATAACAAAATAATTTTTTATGGTTAAATGTAATCTTTTAAAAAAACGTATCACGTTTAGTTCAAAAGGTTGACCCAAAATTCGCAAACTCATTTAGTTCAAAAAGTTGACCAGAAATTCGCAAACTCATTTAGTTCAAAAGGTTGACCAGAAATTCGCAAACTCATTTAGTTCAAAAAGTAATTTAAAAGTTTGCGTATAATGTAGGATAAGAATAAACAGCATAATAGCAGTTTGTTTGAAATTATGGAATCACAGATGAGTGACAACAATTCGTCATACAGCGAGCATTCTTCATTTGATCCATACGAGGAATTTTTCAAGCATTTTGATGAGATATATGATATATGCGAGATGTTCAAGGAAACGTTTTGTTATCATCCTGGGTTTATAGAGAGCATGACAACATTGCATCTTTACAATTTGCTTGAGGATTTTGTTATAAGCGATGCTACATCACCTGCAAATACGAGTTGGCAGAGTGGAATGTTGTCGGGGTTTTACGAAGAGTTTGAATACGAATTGAGTATTAGCTTAGATGTCATCAATTCATTTTTGCGAAAGATAAGAGCGGGAAAGACAATGTCAATGGACAGGTGGAGTAGATTTGCGATCCAGCATAGTTATTGGTAAGCAACAAAGTATTGTTTGTAATAGCGCTGATTACGCGCATTACAAAGAAAAAGAATTACATGACAATATAACCGATTCTGACGACACCGTTCAGAGCACTTCCAGAGGTAGATGCATCAAACATATTTGTGAGAGTCATAGAGTAACTTCCTGCTGTAACAGAGTTGACACGGACCAATGGACATCCTGCATTACCAGTGTATCCGACAATATTGGTGAGCACTACAGAGGATGCTGCTACATTGGGGTTACTAACGGTAAATGTGGCAGAGCTTCCAGCAGCGAGAGTGGTACTGACAGTGTTGATGATGCCAGAATTTCCTGCACAAGAAACTGCGGTGGTAATGCTTGTACCTTGAGTAGCATTAGTTTTGCTGATAGAGAATTGAGACGTGTTGAGAAAATTAGTATTAACCGAACCGAATCGTTTTGTAGACATGTTGTGTATATATTATTACAAGATATTTTTTAATTTGCTATTTAGAAGATTTTTTTTTACGACCTTTAACAACTGTTTTTTTGAACGCTTTAGTAGCTTGTGGAACTATACCATGTAACTCATTGATTGTCATGAGAAAGGTATCGCAGAGGTCGTCTGCTTTGGAGTGCGTTTGAAGGAATTGCAGCCAAGCAGTTTTTTGTTCACTACAAAATTTGCTTGTAAGGAACCAAGTTGTATATTGAACGCTGAGCCATTTTCTTTTTGCATAAGCGCCTTTTAAGGTACAGTTAAGAGCAGGTCCATTGTAAGCTTTCAACTTTTGTGCTGCTCTAACAAAGCGTACGGTAGTTTTTTGTTGGCAAAGGAAGAAGAATTCTACAAACTTGGCATAGATGATATGACTGATAAACTTCATTTTATTATTGACTTTGGGTTGTAGTTCAATAACAACTTTATCGAGACTGGAGATGATATCTTTGTGGGTAACAAACAATTCATTCATTTTGCAAATGACGACGAGGGCGATATCTTGAAGGAGGTAATCGTTGACTTTTTTAGGGGCATATTTGTTTCGAGTTGTTTGTATTATGTGCTTTGGAAAGTGCGTTTTACACGAAAAGCGTTTAGTTGGAGAGTTTGATTCAGTCCAAGTCAGAGAGCATTTTTTGCCGCACACTTGTCCTTTTTTAGTTAGACCTTGGCATAGATGAGTGTCGTTGTCGAGCAAGTTGAATACGTCCCAAAGTTTGATGGTATATTGAGTCATGTTTTTAGAATCGCTTGGGTTATTCTGCATGACACACATGGCGAGATTCTTGATACCAACGTCGATGGAAGCTACGATGGGCATTGCGTTTAAAAGGATGCTGTAAAAGAATTTTGGACAATAGACGTGTGAAGCGTTTTAATGTGCGTATGATTATTTATTTGCGTTTTTTTATGAAATGGTATAAAGGGATTTAAAAGTAAAGAGTTTGTATATGGTAATAAGAAATATAGTGTTTCGTTTGTTGAGAAGAATTAATTTGGGTTGTTATTTCAGCAGTAATAAAGAATGTTAATAAACGAATTTGAAAAGCTTAGCTTAAAAAAGTTTAAAATAAAAAGTATAATGCCCGATGCAACTATACTGTGCCTAGGAAGAAGAAGATCTGGGAAGAGCCTACTTAAAGGAGAAAAAATTATGATGTACGACGGAACTGTGAGGAGAGTTGAGGAGCTAAAAACAGGAGATGTAGTCATGGGTGATGACTCTACGCCCCGAATAATTTATCATACGCATTCTGGAATCGACACAATGTACAAAGTCACAAACAGACGTGGTGAGAGCTACACGGTAAACAGTCATCATATACTTAGTTTGATGTACACTGGAAAAAAGAACATAAAGCCTCGTCCAGACAGACAAAGTTATCAAGTATATTGGTTCAACAAGGACATTTGTAAGCTGAGTTACAAGACGTTTTCGTACAAGGGCAAGGTCAAAGAAGAGGTTTACAAAGAAGCCAAAGCATTCTTGGAGGAATTGGAGGATGATCGTATAGTAGACATTCCCATAAAGGATTACCTCAAGCTTTCCAAAAAGTACAAGGACAATCTGCTTGGGTATCAAGTGCCAATCAACTTTCCGGAAAAACAAGTGCCAATCGACCCTTATATGATTGGCTACTGGCTTGGTGATGGAACTGCTGCCAATACAACTATAACAACACAAGATTCCACTGTTCTTCATTATTTTGCTAAAAATGTTCCCAAGTACAATTTGTTTTTAGACCTAATGGATGCTTCAAGATATGGTTACAAAATTTCAAGTGGATATGGACAAAAAGGAAACGTCTTCTTACAGACATTAAAAGACCTTAAAATACAGAACAACAAGCATATCCCAATGATTTACAAGTGCAATTCTCGTGAGAACCGCTTAAAGTTACTTGCGGGATTCATTGATGCTGATGGACATTTGGGTAAGAAAAATGATTTTGAAATCACGCAATGCAAAGAGCATGAGAAACTGCTTGATGACATCATTTATCTAGCACGTAGTCTTGGGTTTTCGAGTACAAAACATCTCAAGAAGACTAGTTGGACAGTGAAGGAGGGCGAACATATTGTAAAAAAGTATGGAGAAGCATTCCGTATACATATCAACGGCAAAGGCATTGAGGAAATTCCTACGCTGATTCCTCGTAAGCAAGCGCGTCCAAGAGCAAGTCGTGTGGACGCTCTTGTTAGCCAAATCAAAGTAGAGGAAGTTGGTCAGGGCGAGTATTATGGGATAGAGTTGGATGGTAACCATCGGTATGTTTTGGGCAACTTTATTGTAACGCACAATTCATGGTTGGTGAGGGACATTTTTTACCATCATCGTCACATACCATCAGGGGTGGTATTTTCTGGGACGGAGGAGGCATCACCATTTTTTGGAGATTTCATACCGGATTGTTTTATACATTCAGAGTATGATCCAGAGTTGATTGACACGATAATGACAAAGCAGAAAAAGAGAATTCGTGAGGCAAAGATGGAGGGCAAGAGTGAGAGTGGGAAGGTACCTGGGAACAACATGTTTATAGTGCTTGACGACATGCTTCATGATGCGCAAAATTGGAAGCGGGACAAGACGATTAAAAACATTTTTTTCAACGGGCGTCATTACAACTTTTTATTCATATTAACAATGCAGTATCCTTTAGGAATTACGCCGGAATTGCGTAGTAATATAGATTATGTGTTTGTGTTTAATGAGCCGAGTATAAAAAACAGGAAAAAGATATACGATGATTACGGTAGTATATTACCATCGTTTGAGCATTTTTGCAACATTTTGGATGCATGCACACAGAATCACGAATGTTTGGTGATAAAGACTGCATCGACGAGCACGGATATAAAAGATCAGATATTTTGGTACAAGGCAGAGTCACACAGTAATTTCAGGGTTGGTCATCCAAAACTGTGGAAGTATCATCAATCACATTACAACACAAACTACGAAGAAGAAGCCGAGGATGATCAGCTAAAAGCCGACAAACTAAAGCGTAAATATGCTAAAACACGCAAGTTAAAAGTGCTTGTTTCGAGGCAAGGTGATATTGTTGGGTATAAAGAAGGAAGTAAAAGTGCGAGTGACAGCGAGTGAAAACGAGCGTACAACAGCGAGTGAAATAGGTGCGTTCAAAATCTGTCGTGTGGAGCATGTTGGCAGTTTTGAACGCGCCTTAGTTTAAAGGCAGATGGGAAAAAACTGAATTTAAAAGGAAGATTAAGGTAAGTGATGAAAGAGTTAAACAGAGACGATAACAAAACAAACATGAATTTGAACATTCTTATGACAAGTGAAAAGGAGCTGCAGGAGATGAAAACCAAATCGCGAAATATGTTACGTTCGACGGTTGAGATATTGGAGAGACGTTCTACGACACAGGTGCTTTTATTTGCTGCGATGGAAAACATTTTGAATTGGTTAAGAGAAACAAAGACCAGATTCAAGCCGAGTGATAGACAGATACAAATCACAAAAACCATCATGACTACGCTGATATGTTTACATTGTAATCGCATACCAAAAGTGGGAATAACGCATGCAAACAATATTCCGAAAAAGTTAAAGGATCGGTTTGAAGAAAAGGTATTGGATGTTATACAAAAAGAGCAACTAGCATTTCCTACAGATACGAATTCAAAGCGGTTGACATTTGATTACAATGACTGGGCGACTGCGATAAGTGTATGGGAGGGGAATGTCGAATATTAAGTACAAAGTAAGTGAAATTAAGGTCTTGCGAAAGCAAGGCCTTTTTTTTCATTTCGTTTATATGAGAAATATAAAAAAGAACAAGTATATAAGACTGTGATGAGCAAGCAATATAATGGAATGTTTGTGAACGAGGGGAAGGACTATTCTGTATATCATTCAAAATCAAAACAGTTATTAAATTCTGTTGGGTACAAAGGAGTAATATACAGAACCGCGACCTTTTGGGAGGACTTCATTCCAAAAATAGAAGGTCCAGTAAAATATTTGGAGATTGGCGCGTTTCAAGGTGCTAATGCGATATCATTTGGAATGATATATGGAAAGCACGAAAAGTCTGAAATACATTGTATAGATCCGTGGGAAGATTATAATGACTATAATGAGTATAAGAATGAGCAAGGAAACAATTATACCAGATTTTTAAACAATATTACAAAGGTTCATTTTTTGAGCAAATTTTATATTCATAGAGGATACAGTTCAGATATTCTACCAAAATTTGAGAATGAATATTTTGACATAATTTACATTGATGGAAACCATGAACCAGCATATGTCTTGGAGGATGCTGTTTTAAGTTATCGTAAATTAAAGGCGCATGGATATTTAATTTTTGACGATTATAACTGGGGTGAAACATCAAAAGGTATTGACAACTTTTTGAAAACATATGATGACAAGTTAAGTCTTGTCGCATCGTGTAACGCTCAGCTAATTTTAAGGAAACTATGAGGGGATGCGTTCAAAAAGCAATTGAACAACCCAAATACAAAAACGAACGCACTCATCAATTGGTGAATGTTGACAAGTATATTGTTTGGCGTTTTTATTTTATTGATGTTTAATAAAAACGACAAAGACATGTCGAGTAGCACACTACTAGACACAAAGCGTATGAGATACATACACAAGAGCAAGCGTTTCAAAGAGTTATACAGTGTGCTTTGGAAAACTGCTCCAAAGATGGACGAGGACGATGCATTTGGGAATCTGAAGGTAGCAATTTATGTCAATCCATGTTATGGGTTTGGGGACATTATTTTTGCGCTCAAGTTTTATAATTACATTAAAGAATGGTACGGAGTAGAGTCGACGATTGTGACGACAAAGCCCAAAGCATTTTTTGACAATGGGTTGAAAAAGATTCTTGGGGTAAAGGTACCGAGAAAGGGGTATATAGAGTGTGATAATGTGAGGAAAATGAGATTATACAATGTTGAATCATCAGGAAAATTTACCAAAGCAATTAGTAAAAGGCAAACGCCGATATTTGATTTGATTTTTGCTGCGCCATGGATAGGCACTGATTTCAAGCCAAACTACAATGACTTGAAGTTGATTTTCCCATATTCTAATCGTTTCAACACGTTTTTGTTATCAGAATATAATCCGGACGATCCAAGTGCATACGATTTTGCAACGGGCATAGGCAAGAATTTTTACGGAATTTTCATCAACGAATCATTTGATAGTAGTTTATCAAGTGCTCAAAGCAAGTTGCCAAGACCATATATAATGGTGCACATGACGGATGACGAAAGAGTTGATGTGCAGCGTTGTTTTAGGAGTTTTGTAAAATTAATGATGAAAAAGTATCACAAACAAAACACAATGATGGATTTTGTCATACCTTCACATATAGTAGATTCTGCAGAGTTTGAAAGAAATTTACAATTAATACGCAAATATGCTGTCCAAAAAGGGTTTTACAAAGACATTATAGTTGTGCGCAAGAACGAGTCGTATGAGAATGTTGATGGTGCAATCTTTTTTAGAACAGACATAACGCCACTGCCATACAATGACTATTCACGTCTTTTCAACAATGCGTTACCAGATACGTTGATAACGGGTGATCAAAGTGTATCTGATGTAATAAGTTGCTGCAAGCATTTCAACATTTTTTATCAGACGATGCCGTGGAAGAGATCTCTTGCTGCAAATTTAGGAAAGGCATTAAACAAGGAATATTTACGCAAAACGTCGACATCATGTGGGTTAGAAAAACTGTCATTAAAAAGTTCAGGGAATCTTGGGCGGATTGCAAAAAAGTATAGTTTTAAAAGGCTAGCAAAAGGGAAATTGGACAGCATATTTTCAGCTGCGTTAGATCTTCAGACCAATGACTTTTCAAGAAAAATTTTGGAAGCGGTGATGAGTTCTCGTAAAAAGAAAAATGTTTTAAGAAAACTTGGAGAATAAAGAGTAAAGCATTAGATGTGTCCATTATCAAACAGATATTGCCATGTTTTGCTACCAACTTTTACACGGCGTTTTGTAATAGGGCTGATGATCCAATTGGTTAATTTGAACTCTGTACGGCATATAGGGCAAACATCGCCATTTTCTTTGACATGATGTTCCAAGCATTTGAAATGAAATTTATGGTTGCAACTTGTAACAGTAAAGTTTGAATCATTTAATTCTGTATCAAAGCATATAGAGCAAATAAAATTTAAATCAGTTTGAGGAGGTGCTGATGAAGGTCCTGCTTCACAAACATGTTCGTTAGCTTCCTCTTCATTTGGATCCTCTTCGTCAGTGCCTTTGAATTCAATATAGTTGAAATAAAACTCTAGAGTTTGAGTAACACGTTGATAGTCGATGATGTAATTATCAACTTCAAAGCATCTCGTAAAGTAGTAACCGTAGGGATACTTGTCTGTAAGTTCTAAAAGATCATCAAATACGGGTCCAATATTAAGCATAAGATAATTATGAATAAAAGAAGTAAAAAGCTCGATAGTTTCTCGTTGAAGATAACGGATGAGGCATGTTGTCCAGCTTTGAAACAAAACATACACTGTATACGATGGATCATCGTGACCACCCGGTTCATATGTATAAGGATTATTGTCAAGAAAAGAGAGAAACGTCAAAAGAATGGTTTCAATTCCCATAGAAGAAGTCCATTTTTCAAATTTAGAATCACCCCATGTGTTGAGAATAGTTGCACAACATTTCCCATCTTCGTACATGTTTGGATGAATGCGCACGTTATCATGATTGACAAAAGTCACTGAAGGAGGTGAATGAGGATAATTATCGGGGATTTCTATATCGAGTCTGACAAACTTGTGACGATAGACGCTGTCGTGGGGTGCTTTAATAATTGCGTGAACGACAGTCATATTAGAATCATCGACGTGAATAAGATAGTCGTTTTCACAAAGAGGTTTTTCATTTTGCTGACGGGTGAGTCGAGTGATTTCTTGCAAAAGGCGTTTGTTGACATGCAGTGATGAGCTCATCAGAAGTAGTAGTAGTATGAAGAAAAGATAAAAGAATTCAATTTCTTTTGAAAGACAAGTTGCCTGTTTGGTACATATGAAAGAGCTTATCTTTGAGTTCTGATTCGTTTTTCTTGAGGATTGTATCTTTTGGATCTTTTATATAAATAATGTTGTCTTTAAGTTGAACGGACCAGGTGAGTTGTTGAGATGGGTTGAGAAGTGTGATGTAATCTGGATAAGAAACTTTCATGAGGAGACCGCCGGTACGAAATTGTTTGGTTGTAGAGTTGATATATCGAACCCATGTTTTGAAAGTTGGGAGTTGGGTCAAAATCTTTTTTTCTTCCATGGTGCGAAGGGGGATGTATCCGTCTAGTCTTTTGAGGATATCTGCTTTGGAAAAATTATCTTGTTTAGTGCCACTTTTAGGGCGTTTATAATTTGTTTGAGTGATTTTAACAAATTTTGAGGGAGTTTTGGAATCAGTTTCGTCTGTAAACGTATCTGTAAAGTCAGTTGTTTCAGTTTCTGTTGGATCTGTAGAACTTGTGCTAGCCAGCTTTTTAACGTGCAAGAACCGTTTCATTCGTATAAAAGAATGAAACAAATAAAATTTACAAGTTGTACTTTTTGATTGTAACTATTTTAACAAACATTTTTTTAAGTAGCAATTGTAATAAGACAATGTGGGTTCAGCCTTTAAATAGTTTGAATGCTTTTTTGGCGGACACTATCAACATGTTTACAGGAGCACCATCGGCGCATCAAATCATTGACAGGGTGTGGTTGGGAGATGCCAATGCAGCATTGAGTAGGGAGTTTATAGATGGAAATCACATCAATGTCATTGTCAATTGCACGGTAGACGTTCCATTTGCGGATTTTGTAACGAGCAGATATTACAAAACGAAAAGATTATCAGTGGAGGATTCTTTATTGGAGAAGGATATTTTGTTGATGGAAACATATTTTATGGATGTTTTGCCATTTTTGTTGAAAGAGTACAAGGAGGGAAAGGTGATATTTATACATTGTTTCAGAGGAAAACAACGTTCTGCAATAGTAATAGCGGCATTTTTGAAAGCATTATATGACAAAGGCAAGTGGAGCGAGCGTTTAGAAGTAGGTGACACGGAGAATGCAAGTGAGATGGACAATGCGTCATTAGGGGAACAATTCAACACGATATCCAACTATATTTGCAGCAAGAGACCCAGTGCATTTATGTATGGGTTAAGAGCGAATTTCAAGCAATCATTCATAAGATATTTTGACGAAAGAAGATTTGCCTATCATTTTTCATAAAATTAAAATCGAGGGAATATATAACAGTACGTACTGGACTGCTGACATGGAGTTTACAGTAAGAGAAAGAAAAACGCGATTAATAAATTTTATGAACAATTTGGAGCATTCTGCAAAGAATGGGTTTGAAGAAGAGGACATTAGCAAGTTTTTCAAAAAGAGTTTACTAGGTAGAGGTGACGAAGGTGCGGTATATGTAAGCCGGTTTAAATCGCATGCACAAGGTGTACCAAACGAAGCATTTGTGATGAAGATTGTAGATTTGAAAAAGATATTTTTTTCAAAAAACATTTCCGAAAAGATTTACAACAGTACGGCTAATCAGATTTACAAAATTTTCTTGACCAGAGATGCTTTAAACAAGCCCAGTTTATTGGAACTGCTGGCAATGACAATGACGAATCAGTTGATTCTTCAAGGAATATGTCCACATTACACAATGAACTATTATTGGGACACAAATTCAGATAAAAAGCATGTTTACATGTACAATGAGTTGGCAAATGCGGGCGACTTTAGTGATTGGTCTGCTCATGTTCATTCTACAGAAATGTGGTTCAATGCACTTTTTCAAATATTTGCTGGGATGTATGCGTTGAAAAAGTATTTCAACATGTTGCATACAGATGCGCATTTGCAAAACATTTTGGTTCAAAAAGTAAAGCCAGGTGGATTTTGGAAGTACATTATAGACGGCCAAAACTATTATGTGCCTAATTTGGGGTATGTATTTCTGATTCATGATTTTGGACATGGTTGGATTCCAAATGGGATGGGAACACATTGGCATTCGGCAAAAATGAACAACATAAATCCATTATGCAAGGAATTTTATGATGTAAATGAATTTTTGGACTCTTTATATAAAATGCCTCGTAAAATCAAAAAAGCAATAGATGAAGAACTGAATGATATATTCAAATGTATAACAGATGAGGATTTTTTCAACAAAAAAATAAAAAGAAAATCTTCACAAACGACGATAGGTGACAAAATTTTCGAGTTGTTTAGAGGCAAGTACATTGTTGATTATAGTGTAAAGATAGACGAATCTAAAAAATTGCACACGTATTCGTTGGACAAGGATTTTGACAAGAGTTATTTACCACGTAATTTGCGCAAGTTTGCTAGAAAGGTTTAATATTAAGGATTAGGACATCGTCCAATGATCACAATCAGTGCATGTTGTATCCAATGTGCAGTTTGGAAAGTCGTATTCCCAATGCGGAATCACATTTTTGATAACCCAGTTTAGTCTATGTGTTAGTACACTTTCTCTTACACCAAGTTTACTAACTGAGTCATACAAGCAAGTATGTCCTACATGACATGTTGTTCTGATTACGTAACCGCCCCAAAAGCATGTGCTAAAAATGCCTTTACACTTGCCGGTGAAAACAGTATCGGCAGTATGTCCAAAGTGGTATATGTTCGTGCGCTTTGATAAAGTTTTCTTGTCAAACATATTGGAGTTTAATAAGTAATAAAGTTCACCAGGAGATTCAAATGTCACTACTGGTTTATTGATAGCCAGTCCAAGAAAAGTTGCCAATACTCCTCCGAGAGAATGCCCTGTAACAATAATGTTGGAAGAATTCACATGTATAGTTTTATGCAAAGTATTGAGGATGTTATCAATAGTGAGTTTATAGTTTTCATGATATTTCAAGGATTCTTTATAACATTCTGCAGAACAAACGTTTTTTGTTGTTGGTGAAATTGAGCAATTGGACAGAGATATGTAATCATTAAACAGTTTACTTTGTTTATAAAAGCAACATGAAAAGTAAAGATTATCATTAAACTTGTCGTTTTGGACAGTGTCGCCATCATTTTGTAAATCAAACTTGGTGGTCGTTCCTTTTATAGAAATGACATGGTTTGTCAAGGTGTGGTCGGAAAACAAATAAGCAACAACAGTGCTATTGCTCAAGTCTGTAGGGTAGTCTGTATTTTGAGTATCGTTGGGTGGATGTTTCCAATCGGTGTCATTGGGGTCATAATATGCATTTGATGAGAGGAGGGCCAAGTTTTTGATATTTGTAAAGCTTGTGATATTATTAAAGTCTACAAGTAATGCGGAAGGAAGTTCGCCATACAAGTTTCCGAACGGAGAGTCAAAGACTTTGATGGTCATGTTTTGTGTTAAAACAAACGACAATGCAAGTGCTAGTTTCATGGTTTAGTTAGTACAACTGAAGAAAGAAATAAAAAAGTTTAAACTTGAATTCTTTTATGAAGAAATTTACATCATAAAGGAACAGTTTGTGTGTGTTTATTAAATTAATAGAATTGGAAAATATTTTTTTGGAGTTTTGTAGTTTTTTTCAAAGAAAAGCATTTAGTAGTAATAGACGTGATTAGTAGTAATAAACAGGAATGTCAGTTGGTTCAGGCTCGGCTGTTGTAGATGTAGCCGTTTCTTGCAAAGTAGATGTTGAATCAACAGTAGACACTACCAGCGAAGCAGTTTCCGTCACATCTGGTTCCAAAGTAGAGATTGTCATGTTGTGGTCATAATCCATTGTATTAGTTGGTTCTGGACATGGTGCGGTGGTAGGTTCTGTAGGCGTGTTGGTTGGGGTTGGAGTGGGAGTGGGTTCCAAAGTGATGGTCACAACTCGATCATCAATGATTGTGGTTTGTATACAAGGCGTTTCAGTAGGAACAGGTGTTGGTTCTTGGGGGACGATGGTGATGCTGCGATCTTGTATGACTGTGGTCTCAATACAAGGCTCATCGGTAGGAGTAGGAGTAGGTTGTGGAGGGACAATGGTGATGCTACGGTCATTGATTTCAGTGGTTTGTGGTGTTTCTGTTGGGGTTGGGGTTGGAATGACACTAGTTACATCGATTGTTGGAATGACAATGCTTCTATCAGTTGTACAAATTTCAATAGTTTCAGTGATGGTAGAGATGGACGGAAGTACACGAGTAACGGAAACAGTGGTTGATTGTACAATTGTTGATGTAAGTATTTCAGTTTCTGTCAAAAATTCGCTAACAGTAGTAGGAATTGTTACAGTTGTTGTTGTAGGAACATCATTGATGATTGTTTCTGTACAGGTTTCGGTGGCGGTTTCGGTCACAGTTTTTGTGATTTTTGGTTCACATTGTGACGGGGAACAATGCCAAAGGCGATTTACGGAGCAATTATTATTTACAAAGTGGAAAGAGAACTTGTGATCGGTGCAAAGTAATTCTTTATCAAAGTCGCATTGAAAAGTACCGGAAGAGTTGTTATATAAACATTTTTCAAAAGACGGAAGCGACAAACTTTGAACAGAAGAGATAAAAGCAAAGAGCAAGAACGATTGTTTCATGTTGGTTATTAGAGAACACATGCGGCAACACAAAAATCAATTTTTTTTATTTTAGGTGTATCAAAGAGGATATCATTCATGTTGTTCTGGATTGTGTATTGAGAATAGATTATGAATTTGAGAAAGAGCGGGGTGACAATATTTTTGGATGAATTGTGTAGATGAGTCAATAGTATCACCTAAGCGTTTCTTGAAGCTAAATTGGTTACCGCCAAGATATGTGATTTTCCAACCTTGTGCTGCTGCACCGAGTACAAAGAAATATTTTTGAAGAAATGGTAATATTAATGTGCGAAAGAACAAGGTGCGCATTAACATAGTCATTTAATAAAAATTAACAAAACACACAAAATGTATTTAAAAATATAGTATTAATGATTAATAAGAATGAGAAAGAAAAAGGACCAACACGGAGAGCCAAAATATGTCAAGGGCGGAAGAGGCGATAAGCAACACAAGAGCAAGAGTCAACATTCTATATTACATCGTCACCAAAAACGATTAGAAGAGTTCAAGAACAAGGATTCAAAGATCAGGGCGATTGAAAAGGACATTAACAATGCGAAAAAGGCATTGCAGACGGAAACGCAAAGAGACGCGATATTCAAATTGAATGAAACGATAGAAGGAATGGAAAGGAAAAAAGCAGAAATCGTTTCAGGACAAGACGAGATAAATTATTTATTGGAATCATCAGATATTATCATGAGTTACATGGGATTAGAAGGAAAGGAAGTGCATTTACTAAGTAGTAATTCTAATGAAAATGCGATAGAGTTGAACGAGATATCTCAAAAGAAAAGGGAATTAATAGACGACTATATGCTGAAATTCGAGCCAGACTATGTCAGCAACAAGAGTATTTACACGAGTGAGAATGTCAAGTGTGTAGAATGTGACGAATATTTTAGCGACGTTGATTCTGGATTCTTGGTGTGTCCTTCATGTGGCATTTGTTACAAAGCGATTGACAGCGGCGCCAACTTATCGTACAAGGAGATGCAAGACTATGATTACAGACCTCAATTCACATATGACAAAAGTTCACATTTATCAGATTGGCTGAGAAGATTTACAGCGAAAGAGAACAAAAGCATTCCACAGGAAGTTTTGGACAAGGTAATATTAGAATCCAAAAAGGAGAGAATGAAGGATTTGACGTTACTTACTGAAGAAAAAGTCAAGAGATATTTGAAAAAGCTAGGGTTGAACGAGTATTATGACAATATTATTGGTATAATAAATAGAATTAATGGAAGGCCACCGTTTGTGTTGACACCGGCTATTGAAGAGAAAATTAGGACAATGTTTCAGCAGATACAAGCTCCATTTGAAAAGTACAAGCCATCAGGCAGAAAGAATTTTTTGTCATACAGTTATTGTTTATGTCAGTTTTTCAAAATCTTGGGGCTGCACGAGTTTGCAAAATATTTTCCATTGTTAAAGAGTGCCGACAAGTTGAGGCAGCAAGACGAAATATTCAAAAAGATTGTTGCCGAGATGGCAGAGAAAGACAAGACTATAAAATGGGTGTTTTATCCAAGCATATAAAAAGAGTGTTTATATATAATTGTGTTGCACAGGAGCCTTTGGCAATTTTTCGTTGATATGCAAAATGGCATCATTGATTTGAGAGATAGTCGATTGAATGCTTTTTTTGACAGAGTCTAGTTCATCGGAGCAATGTCTTATATCTTCTTCCAACATCAACTGTTTTTTGGCAAGTTGATTATCAAAAAATAGGTAATCTAGTTTCTCCATGACATTTTGTACAAATGTTTTTTGAGAGTCAGATTGGCGAATCGTCATTTTATCAAGTTTACTTTCTAATCGAGCAAACGATTCAGAAATGAATGTAAATGTACTGCTCAAGTCATCTTCTTTTGTGGTTAAAAAATCAATCTTGGTGTTTATAGAATCTAATGTATTGACCAATTGTTGACCACTTTGGTCTTTGGAAAAACACTTGGGAGGTTTCATAACAGTAACATATAATAGAGATAACAAAGAATTTGTGCAAGCAAATAAAACGAGCTGTGCGTTAAAGATACAAGATAAAAATCTATGTTAGACATAACAATGGCATCCAAAACAATAGATTTTCTATTTGAAGACCCTCCTATTAATGGACAAATGTATGCGTTAGTAAGTATTGTTGGACCGCATATGCCACAAAAGTGCAATGTATGGGGACTCAAGGTACGTGGTGTAACAAATACGTTAGAGCAAGCGAAAGAAATGACGGCCAAGTTGATGAAGGTTGACAACAACTATGATATTTACACAGTGGAGGTAGGGAAATTTTTTCCTTTAGCTGTAGAGCCTTTGCAATTAAAAGACGTAGAGTATCAGAACGAAGCACTTAATAGTTTGATTAAACAATACTTGGAGAACAGGGAACAGGCGAACGAGCAATGGCATGCTAGAAAGAATGAAATGATTCAAGAAGCCATTAAGGAAGGAGCATTAAAGAACCGTGACAAGCCCGAGCATCCTGTTGCGGTATTAGGGAGAATGAAAAACTTGGACGAAAAGATTAATGATTTGAGAGAGCAACTTACAGAGACACTTGCTTCCAAGACTGCTGCTGAAGAAAAGTTTGCCGCATACTCTGAGGAAGAAAAGGAATTTGCAAAAAGAGAATTGGAAAGTGCCGTTAAAAACGCGAATGATTCTGGTGTGCCATCTACATCTTCAATCACGGAAATTCAGGGTGAACTTTCGAATGAAAAGCCTGATGATTCCGACAATTTGACACCAAAGAGAAAAGGTGAATCAGAGGTAGAGAAGATTATAGAGGAAATAAGGGTATTAGAGATTGAATGTGCAGATTTGAGAGCTGTACAGGGCAAGCCTGTGATACAAAAAACATTGAAACAATATGAGGAAAAGATAGAGGAATACAAAAGAAAGTTGGAAAACGTTCAAAAGGTCAATCAGTTTATAAACAGCAATTACAATGATTCAGTACACGACAGTCTTTTTAATTAAGGATTGAGACCCAAAATATTTATTGAGCACACATTAGAGGAATGTACTACCATTATATTTGTTTTAAAATGTTCAAGGCTGTGCAAGGTGTCTTTCCATTCTTGTGGAGAAATTAAGTTTTGAAGTTTACGTTTTAGGACATAATCTATAGTATGCCTGTCGTATTCATCAGAAGAATAGGTATAGAATACAGTATTTAGATCGGTATTAAATGTTACTGTACGTTGCTGTTTAGAATCCATTTAATAATTATGAAATGAATAATTATTAAAATACGAACAAAATTACGCATCTACACGCGAGGACGATTTGAGTGAAAAGGGATTTTTTTGAAGTTGTTCAGTGACGAGATCTCCAGCAAGTCTATTGATAGTATCTTCATTATCTGCATCTTTACGGAATTGTTGGACATATCCAATAATGTATTTGTCTGGGATAAGTTGTTGAACATTAACATGGATTTTTTCACGGTCGTTTTCACGTTCTTTGATGAGCATATTTTCAGTATGTTTTAGCTCAGCAAAACTTGCTTTACCACTGCTTGTTGCAAAGGACTGTGGACCAGATGGTCTTGCACCCGCAAGGACAGATTCTTTTCTATCTTGAATGTCAGCATTAGCAAACTGAGACCGAGACGATTCGCCATTTGAATACGCGGCATTACCGGAATATTGTGAGTTGTTTGTAATGATTTCTTTTCCGGTAGTAGGGGCTGAATATTTGTTGACGAGATATCCCATTCCATCTTTTCTATCGGAATTACCAATATATTTGTTATTGACGGTAGACTCTTTATGAGTAGTTTTAGCAGAAAATTCAACAACACCAGAATTGAATGCATTAGAAAGGCCGGTGTCAAATGATGTTTTCACGGGACCAACACGATTGTGGTTAATCATGGTTTCTTTACCTGTTGTTTTAGGCAAGTCACTTGGGCGATTTTTACCGCCATCTAAATTTCGGACATTTGAGAGTCGTGATACGCTTGTGGTTTCTCGTTCAGTTACAAAAGGCGTAATTGCTGATTTTCCATAATCGGATGAGCCATTTGGGGTACTTGGATTAATATTTCGAGAAAAATCATTTGCAAAGTTGATACGTTTAGGGTCTTGTACAATGGAATCACTAGGTGTGTGTAAATCCGTCAAGGAAGAGACGCGTTGTTTAGTTTTTGTTAAAGAAGACGTATTAGGAGCACCAATATAAGATTCTTCAGCATAATCTTGGCGGGAAGTTGGTTTGAAATTGTTGAAATTTTCGTCTATTTTGGGTGCAATTATTGAACCAGGTGCCGAGAACAAATGATCGCTATTTTTTTCATAGAATGTTTCGGGGCGTTGCTTAACAAACTTGCTTTGAACACCTCGAACTTGTCCAAACTGACCTGCTTTGAGACGTGCTTCATATGTTTCTTTTGGGTTATTTCCAGGGCGGAGTTCATTAACGTCTTTAAAGGCAGGTCGAATGTTGTTGTCAAAAGTTCCTGATATGGGAGCCGAGATTTTGTTTTCTTCGAAAGGTTTTTCATTTTGCTTAAATTGAGATGAAATATATCGGTCGGTACTTATTTCCGTTGTAAATACCGGCATTCCATATATATTTTGAGGAGTATTTTGGAAAAATTCACCAACTTCTTTTTTATGAGCAAACACAGAGGTATTGCCAGTATGGGCGTCCAAAAGAGGTGTATTAGCAAAGCTTTCAACGTTTTGTTTTACATTGCTGCCAAAGAATGGAACCATATTAGTATGATTCATATCTATTGGCTTTCCAGTCAACAAACTTATTTGTTGATTTTCAGGGTCGTTTGTGGTATCAAAGTTAGAAACATTGCTGTCGGGACGTGATTCAATTGAAAGCGAATATTCACCTAAAGACTTGAACATTGGTCTTTCATTCAAAGGTGTTGTTGGTTCTTTTTGTCCAAACTTTTGATACCTATTTACTGCGTTAACCTGAGCCATCGATGGAACATTTTCTTTGTAGTCTGTTTCCAAAACTGCTTTATTATTAATTGTACTATAGGTGTTGAAAAGAGGTGGGAGGACACCTGTTTGGGAAGGATTCTTTGCTAATTCGTAATTTGCAAGTGATCTGTTGAGCATTTCTTCATTGACTTGTGCTACTTTATTTGAAGCGTAAATGGTGGAGCCGTTTGGTTTTTCGAATTCCTCGGTAGTTTGTCTTGACACAGGTTTTACTCGGGGATTCTTGTCATCTTTACTAAAAAAATATCCAATCAAAGTTGTCAGTCCTATAATAGGAATTGTCAAATCGGCCATTTTGTTACTATTACTATTACCACATCAAAAAAAAAATCAACAATAATCGTTTCTTATTGGAACATCTTTTATACGAGCTTTACAGCTCTTATAAAAGGAAAATATGTAGTTGGGAGTTATTGGTCAAATAGGACTAATTTACCCATCCCAAAAGTGTCTTCAAGGCATATTTGTCAAGGCTGTTTAACTTTTCACGGACAGCTGTTTTTGTGATGGGCTGGTTAGTATTTTTATATTGAGCATGAAGTTGCCGGAGGGTTCTGTGATAAGGGTGTGTTTCATCAATTTTGATTGTATGCTTGACATGAGAGTCCATATAAAGTTGATGGATTTCCTTGACAAGATTCTGAAGAGAATGTTCAACAAAGTCAAATACAAATTTGGATTCATTAAAGTGATATCGCAACAACTTGCATGATTCCGTGTCATTCAACAGTTCCAAGTATCTCATACGTAGTTGAGGGACATTTCCTCTAATTTTTTTGATGATAGCATATTCTTCAAAGTCCAACTTGTATGTTTTTGTTGAAGTTTCATCATTAACTTTGAAAAGGATTCCTCGTTTTTGTGGATGAAAGTACTCTTTAAAGTTTTGAATAATTCTCTTTGGATCATCCATGATTTGATGAGGACGTTTGATAGAGGGACAGTCACGGAAGAGGTTAGCGTAACTGACTTTGCCAGTTTCATTGTTGATACAACTGATATATGTCAGACGGTTTGATTTGTGACGTGCAACAATTCTATTTTCCGTGTGAAGGAGAATGAAAATATAAGTACATTTTGTATCCAAAGTACCAAGATACCTGGGGTCAAACACTTCCCAAAAGAGTTCATCAAAGGTTTTGTGACTGGACCAATAACTATCGCGGGCATCCAAGCATTTTGTTGTAGCAGTGTTCCATTTATTGTTAAAAAAGTACAACCTAATGACAGTACCGTCTTCGCAATATTCTGTACGAAATACGTTGGAAGAATGGACAAGGGTTTTTGCTTCATCGTACGACAAATCAATAATTTTATCTTCATTTGAGCAAACAACAGTGTTGGATTTACAAAAGTATTTTTGGAGATCTTCATTTGAAGTTTGGGGCTGAGATCCTAAAGTGTCGTTTTTTTCGAGTGTTTTTTCTTTTTTATAAATTGTTCCATTGTTAGAAATGTCGGTTGGATTGTCTGAATAAAGGAGAAACAAGTCGTCAGTTTCTTTGATGACATAACGGTGGCCGTTGATTGATGCATTATTGTCGCTCATTATTGTTGGTTTAGTGTTCTTGACTTAGTAAAAAGAATTTGGAAACAAACGAGTAAAAGATTTGTTTTCAACCTGTAATTCAATTTTTTTTCAGAGGGCCTTTAAGCTGTTTTTAAGAAAAGTTGATAAATTTATCAATAGTGTTGTTGGGTGTAACAACTGTTTCTTTTATTTTAGAAAGTCGTGCTCTAGCATCTGCTACAAGTTTATCATGGTTGTGAGGATCTTTCTTGTATGCATTTGTGACAAACACATTCTGATTGACATTTTTAATGTTGGCTATGTCCACTTCTTCTACATAGTCTTTTGACATGAACATGGGATAATATATCATTTTGTACATTTTGGGAGGTGGCCCGTTTTGAAGGCTAGAAAGTCGAAATTCATCAATGTCGAGTTCTCCACCAAACATCTTTAATGTCCATTTTGGCGGTGCACGTTTGCATTGCAGCTTTTCTCCAGTAAGTTTAAAATGTAGATAGTTGACGAGGTCATTTGAAGTTGTTGCTGACGGGTCCGAACTGCATACATTAAAAGCAAGCATACAAGGAAATGAGCAAAAAATGCCTCTTACTCTAAATTTGTTGATATGTTTAATGTACTTGAGAGGAAGTCCTAATGGAACAGAGTCAAAATGATGACAGCACCACCAACAGCAAATATCGGTTTTTTGAAGCCATTCATCATTATGTACAAAGTCATACATTAGTTCAAAGTATCCTTTTTTTCTATTGTTGTTTACAGTGGTTGCAGATTGTTGTTCAGATTGATTAGTGACTGGCAACTGTTTATCTGTATGTTTTGTTATCATCAATGATTGTACAAGTGGGTCTATTTCGTTAGGTTCATGTGATAAAGCAAGTTTTTCGAGCTTGTCAATAAGCAATTGATCTTGTTGGTCTCGATTCTTCAAACGATTTTCATATAGTTCTTTTAGATCTTCATTAAAATCTGCCTCTGTAGAGGACTCGCTATCACTTTCGACATCATCGTGTGCACTTTCATTAAAACTACAAAGAGGTTGATCAGACATGTTGGATTGTAAAGTTTCTGTTTGTTGTACAACATTTTCTTTAGTTTCTGCTTGTACATCTAAATGAAGAATATACTGATTATTATCTTGAATCACAGCTGTAAGAGGAATCTTTTTGCGGATTGAAGAGCTAAAGTATTTGATTGCTGCTTTGCGGCCTCTTTTTTTCTTTTGCTTTACAATATTATCTTCAGGTGCAGGTTCCTTTTTTTTTCGACCACGCTTCTTTGGAGACTCTTTTTTTACAATGTCCATCGCTGGCGTTTCTTGTGCATTTTTCTTGGGCCTTCCTTTTTTCTTTGGTACAAGATCCATAGTGTTTTGTGTTAGTTAGTATATAGATAGTTGCTTTCAATTTTTATTTTTTTTCTTTTGTTAATGTAAATGGACTCTCAAATGTCAAGTAAAGAATCAAATGCACAACCTATAATAGAATGTCCAAGCTTGCTGGATACTTTGGGGTTTTTGAAATTTCCTGATAGCAATTTGCTTGTAAGTCTGTCACCAACAGAAGAGTCACAAGTTATGACTGATATAAAAAATACTGTAGACACTTCTTTAAACCGTCCTTCATTACCATTTGATAACAAGCAAGATGAAAGCAGTACTGAGTCTTTGTCACTTTCTGACATTTCGACGACCGAATCATCACCAAAACAAGAATCCAGCTTGCCAAACACATTGACATCAGAGTTGTCACGAGAAACGACGACTCAAGATTCTTCAGAAGAATCGTTGAAAAAAACTGGTGGTGCCAAGTCGAAAAGGCGGTCAAGAAAACGATCCAACTCCAAGTCAAAAAGAAAGAGCCCAAAAAAGTCAAAGACACGATCGAAAGCAAAGTCAAAAAGAAAGAGCCCAAAAAAGTCAAAAACACGATCGAAAGCAAAGTCAAAAAGAAAGAGCCCAAAAAAGTCAAAGAAACGTTCGAAAACCAAGTTGAAGAAACGATCGAAATCCAAGTCAAAGACACGATCGAAAGCAAAGTCAAAAAGAAAGAGCCCAAAAAAGTCAAAGACACGATCGAAAGCAAAGTTGAAGAAACGATCGAAATCCAAGTCAAAGAAACGTTCCCAAAACAAGTCAAAGAAACGAACGAAATCCAAGTCAAAAAGAAAGAGTCCAAAAAAGTCAAAGAAAAGATCCAAATCGAAAAAGCGGTCTAAAAGGCGTTCGCCACGCCCGATTTATTACAAGCATATGTTATAAAGATCTACATACAGTCAACAAACTCGTATACAATATTACCTTGTTCATTACTATAGTATGCTTTTCGCAATTGACATTCTTTCAGTTTATTTATACAAGATTGGCATGGTCTAGAATTGCGAAGATCAAGTCCTTTTCCAATTCTTATTATGAAAATATCAAGACCTTTGAACTTGACTTTATTAGTGGATTTGGCCATTAACAAAGCGTCAATTTCAGCATGAATACTCCAATTACAAACTTGTTTATTGACACCTAATGATATGATCTTGTTGTTTGAAAACACGCAAGCGCCGTGTCGATGTTGTAATGTAGAAGTTGAAGCAACCTTGGTCAAAAGATTCAAATGACGGGTATATTTTTCTTGTTTAACGTTCATAGTCTGATTTCCGAAGCAACCAAGTTGAATCCGTATCTATTATTTGAACACCAAATATTTTTGATATGTATTAGAACGAATGGGATTGTACAATTTAATTTGGGATACTTGAATCGTTTTTCTTCATTGTCTTCAAAATATTTGACAGAAAACTTGCCTTTAAAGCTTGGCAAATGGCATCGAAGTGAAAATGTTGTGTCACTTTCACTGAATATATCATAGACTTTTTGTTTGTCATTAGGTTTTAAAAATGACAATAGGGTTTTGTTGATATAACGCAACATGATGAGGAGGTTGATATCTGTGGACTTGTTAAAAGTCAATACGACAGTTTTAAGATCGACGAATGTTACTTTTGGATTAAACAATTCTAATCCAATAGATGGAGAAAAGAAAATGTTTGTTTCCCCTGATTGATTATTTTTTTGGGGTTTAACCATAACAGTTAGGCTTCCACTTTCCATCATTTCTTTTAAAGTGGATGTGTTGAGACGTACTTGAAACATTTTTATTACATACTATGAAATAAAAATGCTAATAGTATGAAACGAATAAAGTTAATTTGAGGATCCGTTATGGACATTTATTCTTGTGTTTGGCCCTAATCGTACATCTGCTCGACAAACTGGACAAGTAACTTTTTCTTTGCACAACCATTGTTTTATGCAATCTTCATGAAAGATATGAGAACAAGGAAGTTTTATTGCGTGTTTTTTATTTTTAGTTGTAGAAGAGAGTTCTTCAAATTCCTCCATACATATATGGCATGTTTGTTCAGAGCAATTATGTAAAGGAATTCTATCAAGTTTGTCGAATTGATCATTTGTCAACGTTACTTTTACATCTTCTAAAGGTAAATCTCCAACTAAATCATCAACCGAAGGAGGGAATTGTGATCCAAATATTGACTGAATAATGTCCGCTGTCATTGTTGATAAAATGTCGCTCAAATTATTAGGACGCGCATTTGATTCACTCCTTTGTATAGGTCTTCCATTAATTGTAGTCGTTGTGGTGGTTGACGAATTTGTGGTTGTGGTGGTTGTTGTGGTGGTTGTTGAACTGTTATTGAGTGAGTGATTTCTAATTGGCATATTTCTAAAAACACTTGGGTTAAAAATGTTGTTTAAAACATTCAAATCAGTTTCGCTTGGATCGTACGATTGAACACGTCCATTATTAATTGTGATTGTGGAATTATTGAACGTTCTATTTATGTTTGTTGTACGTCTCCTTGGTTGATTGGATGACAACTGAAGATTACGTCTAATATTAAACATATTGTTTATGACACTTTCGTTCAAGCGTGTCTCACTAGAAACGGTAGATGTTGGTGGTACCAATGGTACAGAATCAATAAATTCTTGCATCCAATTATCAAACATTTCGTCATAAAATTGATCCATGTCTTGTCGGCTCATTATGTTACTCTTCTAATGATAGCAAATGAAATTTATTTTTTATTTTGTTTGGCAGGGGGTTGTGGAGTGCCTTGTGTAATACTTTTGTAATGGTGTTGCTTTAATACATTTATCAACGACGGTGACATTTCGAGCTCTCCATCAAGTGCCTGTCTAGCAAGATGTGGATCGAATACTTTAATGTGTTGTAGAACTTTCTCTTTATCTTGTTTTTCTTTTTGAGCAAGATCATTTAATTGCATATTGAAAAGATCAGGTGTAGAAAGTGTAGACGATGAGACTGTTGAAGGCTTGTTGGAGGATTGTTTAAAGTTTTGAGGTATAATCAATGGTTTTGAAGGATTTTTTGTTATATTTGTGAGCAAAGTTTGTTTATAATCACTATAACTTGGGCCCCAATAACCAACTTCATTGTCATTATCACAAGAAATCATGAGACCATTATAAGAGCAGACATTTGCACAATTTTCCGATTGCAAGCTATTGTATGCGTAAAACCCATCACTACTTTTTATCAAAGCTTTTTCATTAACTTGGGGTTCATTGGATTTTTGCAATTGTTGATTATATGAAAAGAGGGCATTGAATTGAGATGTCGAGAATTTTTTCTTTGCAAATTGATTCACGGCTAATTGTTGGAGGACGTTAGAGTCTTTAGAGTAATCATCCAATGTAGACATGCGTTCTGTTTGATAACCACGACCAAAAGAGGATTCGCAGATGTTTGTATTGGGATTGACGGCGTCTTGATGAGTTTCCAAAGCCACTTTACGTCGTTTTTTGACAATGTGTTTATATGATAGGTGGATAATTTGAAAATATATTTGATATCGTTCTTTTTTGTGTGGATTAGTAGTTTTATCAGGGTGATATCGTTTAACTTTTTTACGGAATGCCTGAGAGATATGTTCATCAGAATCATCAGGGGTGACGTCAAGAATGAAGTAAGGATCGTACTCTAAGCCTTCGAATGTGATGGTGCTTTTTTCCATTTCACTAGTCTAAAATTTGTAAATAAAAGAATTTACAAATGTTACAATAAATTATTTCAAAAGGTTACAATACTTTATAGAGTACCATTGATTAACGCCAGTATATTCGCATATAATATGAAACAAGGCTCCAGCAATAAAGAGCAACATAGGTTGAGACATTTTTGCAAAGAGTTTTTGTAAAAGGTAAAACAAAACTAAAAGTCCTAAACCAACAACAAGTGCTTCAAACAAAACTGTAGAGACATGTTTTGCAGATTTCATTTTGTAGATTGGTTTACTTTTAAACAAACAAAAAAAGTTTATACAAGATACTTTTGGTCAATATATTCGTTAAAGTAGTATGAGAAATCAACGTCAAACTGGTGATGTTGGACAACAAATAAAGTTCTTGTTGAAGGTTTCTTGTCATTGTCCTTGGCATTGTCTTTAACATTGTCTTGGTCATTGTCATTGTCATTCTGTATCAACTTTTTCTTTAGTATAGTTCCACGAGTGAATTCTGGACATTCGTATCCATGTAGAGTCAACACGTTTTCAATTTCGGCCAAAGAAATATGACAAAGAACATCCTCTCCTATGCTAACAGAGTCATTATACAAGCATTTGTACAAAAGAGAAGCAATGTTACGCTTGCAATCGTATTGTCGCCAAATCAGAAAATTAAGTATTTCATAGTCAATATTGAACTCTGTGAATGTAGCTTCAAAAACAGCGTCGTAAGGGAGGCGTTTGTTGATCTCCAATGTGACATGGCTAGTCATCACACTCAGAAGCTTGTGAATATTTCCATCATAAAGAAAAACTCCATCGTCATTATAATTGAACACGAAATGAATTTCGTTATTAAACATGTACATCATGTGAGGACTGAATCTGTTGTATAGATTTTTCCCTGCTTCAATCATCATGTCATTGTACAACTTGAGGAGCTCGAGCTTGGTGTTGATGTCTGTTACTTCATTAATTTTATTGAGCATGGGTTTGCATTTTAATGAGATAACATGTGGCTTGAATGGATGACAAGTGTTTCCATTATACTTGTCAACATACGATTTCATTCTGTTTGAAAGTGACACAGAACACACTGATGAATCATCAGGCTGAAGAAGGAGGTTGTACCAAAAGTTGTTGAATGTTTTGATAAAGGACGCAAGCATTTTGATTGTATTACTAATGAGTTCAAAAATTTAGTTTTTTATTAGAACGCTCTTAAGAATTTTGATAATATATACGAGATGCATGTCTTTAAATACCCGTTGTTTGGAGGGGACATCAATTGATCAAGAGAGTATTTGTTCTAAACGATCTTTTATAACAGATTTTTGAAGAAAGAACAGATAAAAATTATGAAACACGCATTTTCTTGGATGTGTTATTTTGTTGCGCATTACGTAATCTTTTGCAATGTAGTTCATACCAATCAATTCGTTCAATATTCGTTTATCAATCCCTTGTTTTGTAAAATCTATTTGCAGAGTTGATATGAATTCAACTAGATTATCTCTGTTAAAATTGTAAACATAAGGTTTTCGAGAAGGTGAAACGAAGGTTGGATATTTCCTGCACATTTCATCAGCAACATTTTGGCAAACAAGCTTTTTAAGGACGTTTGTTTCTTCCAAGTAAATTGAGGGAACAGATATGCTTTTATTAATGTTCAAAAAATCATCAATTACATCTTGTTCATTGGATGTCATCATTATTTGAATCAAGCAAACTAGTTCTTTTCCGGTTTTTTGAGCAGCCATGATTCTGTGAATACCATCGTATATAAACAGAGTATTTTCTCCAGGTTGTTGCCAAGCATAAATGACACCAGGGACAATACCAATGTTTGTAGATGAAAAGTACTCTGCAATTTGAACTATGCGTATGTCATCTGGTGGTCGATTCTTTTCCCAATTTTTAAATAAAAAATGATGATCTTTGTTAATGAAGTACTTGATCAAGAAAACATTGTCATTTTGATAAATAGTATTGCTTGGCAATGAAGATTCTTTGAGAACTTTGTTTTTAAACGTTTTAAACATGACTTATTGCCAGTAGTGTCTAGAACATAATTTTCATTTTTTGTTCTAAGGCAGTCGGCAAGAATTATATACAGTATATACGACAACAGTTTTGGGCGTTGCCGTTAATATTTCCAACATACTGTATATCATTCTTGCCAACAACTTTGTGTGCATTTTTTTTGTGTGCTTTTAATAATGAAAAGAACAAGTAATCAAAAGCGTTCAAAGCAGCGTTCAAAGCGGCGTTCAACAAAGCGTTCAAAGCAGCGTTCAAAGCGGCGTTCAACAAAGCGTTCAAAGCGGCGTTCAACAAAGCGTTCAAAGCAGCGTTCAACAAAGCGTTCAAAGCGGCGTTCAAAGCGGCGTTCAAAGCGGCGGTCAAACAAAAGAACATCAAAAATGCCCGAAAAAGAATGTAAAAAGAGTATTGTTGGGTATACGATGAGAGAATTCAAAAACGGAATTCTCAGGACGTCTTATGGTAAGAAAGTGATTGATCGCAAACAAGCTATTGCGATTGCTTTATCACAAGCTGCCAAAAAGTGTTAGATATTTTTTCCTGTATTATAATAAGTAGTAAATAATAGATGAATAGATGCAAGTACATTTACAAGAAGGGCAAGAGGAAAGGACAGAAATGTGACGATTTTACAGACGAAAGTGATATATACTGTAGAATGCATCAAATAAAGAACGAAGATCAGATTAATGGTGCGGACATGCAGCACAAAACTTCAAAGGGTCATGTCATATCACATTTATTTAGTACTATCAAAGAGCTTCCAACTTTAGAAGAAAACAAGGCAGTAATTTTGAGGCACTTGAACAACATGAACACATGTGAAAAATCTTCAACAGAATTTTATAAAAACAAAGTATTTGTTGACACATGTTTAGCATATCCTTGGGACAACAAGTTTGACATTACATCTGAAATTATAAATCAACACGCAGATGCTCAAACACTTATTGCAAACGTGCAAGAAAATTTGGAGAAAAGAATTTATGGGATGCACGACGTAAAAGAAGAAATAATCAACATGATTGGCAGATTTATTACTAATCCGAACAGTAATAGAAACAATCTAGCATTGTGTGGACCAGCAGGTGTTGCTAAAACTCGTTTTATCCAAGTAATATCTGAAACGTTAGGTTTGCCGATGAGGATTATTTCTCTTGGAGGCATGAGGGATTCTTCTTTTTTGCTTGGTCACAACTATATTTATGTTGAAAGTGGTCCTGGCAAGTTATTACAGAGCATTATCGATGCGCAAATCAACAATCCGATAATATACTTTGACGAGCTAGATAAAGTAAGTGCTACAGATGGTGGAAAAGACATTTACTCTGTTTTGACTTTTTTGACAGACAGCACTCAAAACCGGTACTTTACAGACCATTACTTTTATGGAATGAAATTTGATCTATCAAAGGTCTTTTTTGTTTTTACATTCAATGATATCAACAAAATAGACAAGATTCTTTTAGATCGTTTAAATATTATTCATGTTCCAACTCCTTCAAAAACCGATATTTGTGAAATTTTATACAAGCATTGTATACCTGAAATTTTGACAAACATTGGTTTAGAGAATATCGAAATACCAAAATCATTTGTTAAAATGGTTGTAGAGTCTGAACAAATGTCATCACAAGACACAAACGAAGAATGTAGTGGAATAAGAGAATTTTACAGAGTTTTTGAAAAAATACTTTTAGAGATAAATAAAGACATTCTGTTGAAAAAAGCAACACCAACATTGTCTGAAGATGATTTCAACAAGTACTGGAAAATTATAATAAACAGGATGAGGTTAAGAGAAAGGCGTTCATGTTTACAACACATGTATATATAATTAGTCAATCAACAACTTTGTATAATCAACCTGATCATTTTTAGGTGGACTTTTGACTTCTTTTGCTCCAAGCTTGAGTTGAACGATGTTCCAAATAGATCCGACTTTGCCATTGTAAAACCACAACTTTGCGCATTCTACGATACATTTGAATCGTTGTCCTTTAGGAATAGTATCAGCAAGATTGTTTTCGGAAATGGTGATGTTGTTTTTCTGATTGTCAAAAACAAATGACTCAAAGTTGCCATTTTTATCACGTGTGAAAAGTAACTTCATGAGCTTTGGATAATTTCCATTGGTTTTAAAGATGGGGCAATAATCATAGTCTTCTGTTGCATTGGCTTTTGTTGTATTAAACAATGCCAAGTTGTCGTCAACAAGCTTTTTGATAGTTTCGTCTAATTGTTCAACAAACTTGATAAATTTTTCTGAAGATTCCGTCGAACAAGTTGACGTATCAATGCTGTATTCCAAAAAGTTTGACCATTCTTTGTCAACAGATTTGACTCCAAAAGGAGAATATAATGTTGCTGTACAAAACTTGACAGGTTCTTTGTCATAAAGCAGTTTTACCATACGTCCAGATTTTGCAAGTGAAAACTTGTTCCAATCAACTGAATCAATAGAAATGATTGCCATTATTATTACAGTATTTAGTTGGGATTATTAGTAATGGTAAGACAAACTTGTGGATTCAATTTTTTTCAGCTTGCTCTTGATAGCTCATATGGATCCTTTAAGTCAAGCGTACACGACAAATGCATTCCAGGGTTCCTAAACCCTGCAACCAAAAGTGTTTTCTTTGCAAAGAACAATATGAAGCATGTCTGTATCGCTGTCCTTTTCAGCCGCATAAATAGACGAAATCAATGCAGATGTTGGGGGCAATCTATTATTTATAAACATGAAGAGAGCATGTGTACTGTGGAGATCACTTGTCAGCTTTTTCCGGACAATATACATTAATTGACCAATTGTTACTTCATTGTTTACAAGAAATTTATGTTTGCTCAAAGTCAAGTCTGATTTAGGATCACAGCGCACAATCACTGGAATATGCTGAGGATATTTTGCTTTGATCATGCTAGATTCAGTTTTCAAAATGTGCTTTTCGGTGGGTGTTAGTTTGGGTTTGTTTAGATCGAGTTTGGGTTTAGCAGCCGATTCATTGCTATTACCATTCATATTAAAACTGGCGTATAAAAAAAATTTCTTGTGTACATTTAATGGATATCAAAGGAATTCATTTAACTCCAAGAAACTTTATAATTGTTGGAAACAAAGCTGTACTCAAAACACAATCTACCAGATCTTTACCAGGAATGTTGTTGATATATGCAGATTGGTGCGGTCATTGTGTCCGATTCAAACCGGTGTTCAACAAGTTGTGTTCTGTTGCAGGAAGAGACTTTGTGTGTGCTTCGATAGAAAGTGCCGAATTAGAGAATTCGCCAAACCTGAGTTCTGCTTTGAATTTCAAGGGATTTCCATCAATAAAGTTTTTTGATAAAAAAGGAAATATCATCGGAGATTACCCTGAACAATACCCACGAGAGTTCAATGCCATATTAGATTACATTCAAAAAGTCAAACTTCACAGCGAATATCATTAAATGTTTGGGTTTCGTTTATAAGATGCATTTAATTTCCTGTTGAAGATTAATAACATGTTTTTGGTTGCAAACTTTGCATTAAAAAAAAGTAGCTTTGAAAAGAATAAAAACATTCAGACATATTCGATTGCTATAGGCATCGTGTTCTATGCAGCAATTTACATGTACTTGTTATTTTCTAAAAGCGAGTTCTTGACAGTGTTTAACAGATTCATAATTTATATTATTGGTGTAGATTTGTTATTGTCAGCTTTGTTTTTTTCAAAGAAAACTCCAGACATTGTAATCCATGACATAAGCAAGCTAAGCAATAGTCAACTTGATCAAATTTACGGAACAGGAATTAACGACAACAATGAACAAACAGACACAGAAAGTTTCGAAAGTGAAGAATCAGAAACAGAAGAGAGTGATACCGAAAGCAAAGACGAACGAACTGATAATGAAAGTGAAGCAAATCTCTCTGAAATCAATGAAACGGAACAAAACAACAATTCAAACGCACATGAAGCACATGACACCCAAACACACCCAACCCAAATAGAAAGAGTAATAAAAGAAGAATTTAAAGACGACTTGGAAACTCTTGTGTTAGACAATGACCTTGTAGAAGAATTAGGAAAGATTTCTGCTCAAGGCCCGAAAAAAAGAGGAAGAAAGCCAAAAGCGGCGCTCCTTGCGTAAAAACACTCAACTTTTTTATTAGAATAACTCGTATAAAGAATCAAATAAAAAAGTTTAAAACATCAATAAGCATATGTGTATCAAGTTGGTTGTATCTTATCAAATCGCCTACTCGAGAATCGTGTGTTAATTCTTTCAAAGTTCCTTTCAGATCGTTTTCTGCATCGATGATGCTAACCACAGCGTCAGCACCAGTTTGACAAATCGTGTCATACTTGATGTTCAACAGCGTACTACCAACATATTTGAGAGAGTAAGAGTCCAAAAGCACTGTTTTTTTTACAATAGGCAAAAGATCAAGGAATACAACAGACTCGCAAAACGATTTGTAAAGTTGACTTATTTTCGGATTTCTTTGAATAGCTTTATTGAATGCTGTGATTTCTGCTTTACTCCAATGAAGAAAAATGGGTTTTGTGCTACTTTGTTTGAATTTGTTGATCATGTCTGTAAAAAAATGACTCAACATTTCTTCTTCACTGGTTCTATTCAATCGTTTTACAGTGTAGTTTGAATAGTTTTTGTTGAAATCACAAATACCAATCATGAATAAATTTGAGTGGTCTTCTGATATAGGAAATGTACTCCAAGAATCATAAATGTCATTCAAATACTCTGTGTCTATTGAAAAAATGTGTTGTGTTATATTACGTAGACTTGTCAGATCATGTGAAAAGTGATGCTTGAAAATACGCTTATAAGCACGTAGTTTAGAACGATCAAAAACATGAGTATCAGCTTTTTCTTTTCTTTTAGGCACCAAAGGTTGTACAATATCTATTTCAACAGGAACTCCAAAAACATCATTGATTACAGTTCCGTCAGCAGAATACTTTCTGCCAATCAAAAATGTTCTTTGAATGTCCTTGTGAAAAATTTCTGCTTTCCTAATTTGATTATTATTTTTATGTAGTTGTATATTTCTATAAAGTACAACTAAATCTGAATACTTGGCATTGTCTAAAGACAAGCTGTATTGTTTGTTAATTACAGTATTACTAACGACCAATCTATCTAAAAAAGGTGAGGCGTATAAAGTATCATGGTGCAGTTGTGTGTTGTGAAAATTGCTCCAATTTCTTTGCAAATGGAGTTTCAATCCAAACACTTTTTGATAATGCTCGCATACAAGATTCCTAAAAGTATTGCTTTGTTTAACAATAAACTTTTGCATTTGAATGTAGTAATTTTCAATCGATTTTCAATTTTTCTTGTTGCTAAATGTACATCCCAGGAGGGGGTGCTTTTAGATCCTCTTCATCATTAGATACACTATCACATAAAAGTGTACTTATGTGATCCAATGGCACTTGAACGGGAGTAGCCATATAATATGGATAAAGCTCTTTGTATTTTAATTTGATAACATTTTGGTCTTGTTTGCTGAGTAAAAGTGCATTAATACGTGACACAATAATCTGGAGCTTATGTTTAATACCTCTCATACCTTCATCACTAGCAGATGTTTTAACTATATAATCTATGGCCTCTTTGGAAAATGAAATATCACCATCTTTAAAATTGTATTCCGCAAGAATGCTGTACAAAAGATGCTTGTTTGTAATCTGAAGCTTTTCTGAAAAGGTATAATTATCAACCTTTATTTTGAAAAGACGATCGGCCAAGATTTTGTCAATCTTTGTCGGATCATTATACGTGAAAACAAACAAAACTTTGGACAAGTCAAATTCAATTCCAGAAAAATACCGATCGTAATTGTAATGGGAATTTGTAGTAGAGTCTGTTAGATGAATCAATGAGCCAATAATTTCTTTACCTTGATGTGTTTGACTGATTTTATCCAATTCGTCAATCAAAATGACGGGATTCATACACTTTGTTTCTCGTAAAATTTCAATCAAACGACCAGGAGTAGAGCCGACATACGTGAATCCATGACCATTCAACAAAGACGAATCAGACTCTCCACCCAAACTGATTGAACGATATGGCCTGTCAAGTGCTTCGGCTATGCTTTTAACAATTGAAGACTTTCCGACACCTTTGCAGCCATACAATCCAATAGCATTTATATTAATTTGAGGATTCCTAATCATTTGTGCAACAATGTTGATGATTTGATCTTTTGGTTTTTCAAGAAAGGACAATCGTTCATCCAACACGTTCCTGACATGTTGAATTGTACCCACTGACGCATCTTCATTATCAGATGGAATTTGAATGTACTTGCCAAATGGAACAGATAACAAAGTATCCATCCAGTTTTTATACTTGCCGTATTCGCTTGTATCCGAATTCTCGTATGTTTCCATAATCTCAAGTCTTTTATAAGCAATCACTTTGTTGTTGAATGACATTTTGGATTTGAGTATTTTTTCCTTATAATCGTCCATGAATTCGTCTGTTTGAACAGCTTTCTTGATTTCTGTTTCTAGTTGAAGCAGTTCGTCATTCTTCTTCAAATGGTTCTTCAAATATTTCAAGTTTGAGTTATAGTCCCCTGTAAGAACTTCGGAATTTGCCAAATGATGTACCTTTTCCAAAAGTAGTTGTTTTTGCTCGTTGGAAACATCCAGCTTCAAAACGTCGATGATACTTGGCGCGTCGTTTTTGTACAACTTGTTAATTTCTTCGAGCTGCTTGTTGAATTCTTCAATTTGTTCTGTAGTAAACTCTGCTTTGAGTTTCTTTGATTTGTCTTCAATAGGCACTCGTACAAAGAAATCTCCACTGTAAATGTTTTCAATGTAATCTGCAAACTTTTTGAATGAACTATTATTTGAAGTTTTGTTAGACTTGTTTGGAACAGCTTCGTCGTCAGCAATCAATTCCTCTTCAGAGTCATCAACTCTGCGTGGACGAATAGATTTCTGAATAAGTTTTGTAACTGATTCTTTGATTATTTCTCCAATCTCATTTTCAACATTAATTTTGATTTCGTCTGAATTACTATTATCATTTTCACTGTCACTGTCACTGTTGTCCATTGAGCTGCATACATAATCTTCGTCTTCTTCACTTTCATATTCGTCTTCTTCATGGTAAAATCCTTCACTGGAAACGCTTTCCTCATAATCTTGTACTACAAAAGAATCTTCACTGTCATTATCTCCATTGTTGTTTGGACCACTGTCATTTACTTTTTTGTCAGAGCCTCCGAGTGACACATCGTGTGGTTTTTGCTTTTTATACAAATAACTAGAATGATGTAGGTCATCTTCAAAAGGTCGTTTTTGACTTCGAGTAAAAACCATTCTTTACTCTTTGCTTGCTTACTTACTTATCCAAAACAAAATAAATCAGTTTTTTGAACAGCAAAGTGATTTATTTTAAAATTGTGAAAGTATTGCTCTTTAAGTTGGTCGTTTAATATGACGTACTCGAGTATTTTTAACGTCGTTTGTTCAAAGTGATTTTCTTGTAATTCTTGTTGAAATACTTGTTTAATTTTTTGATAACAGTACTTGAGTTAATCCAGTTGAAGCCTGCGTTTGCGCCCCAAAGAACCCAGCTCAAAATTCCATTCTTACGATGCCATTGGGATGTTTTAGGGCGTCCTTTGTTGTTCCATTCTTTGAAAGATGGATAAGAAGCGTGAATATGTCGTTTAAACCATGCATACATGTACCGGGCATCGATAATTGAAATGCGTTCTTTTGTTGAAAGTTGTTTCGCACGTTTCCAACCAGTTTCTAAACCACCTCTAAAGCCTAGTTTCCTTAGTTTGAAAGCATACTTGGCCCATTTGCGAACATTTTGAGGAACAGGAATCATCACAGAGCTTCTTTTCCCATAATATTGAGAATAGACTTTTCCACTACCTTTTTGTGAACTCTCGTTCATTTTTCTCAATGAATCAAAAAACGACTCGTCTAGTTTATCATAATCGTTTTCTTTGGCTAGAGATTCATTTGATAAATGGATGTTCTTGACATGTGTTGTAAGGGCATTTACAGTTGTTTTTTTGGGGCAGAATGGGCATTTCTCTAATATACGTTGACGTTTTTCTTTTTGTTTTGGGGTTGAAGTCGGCAACTTGTTTTTGGGCATAATTGCAGATGGCCGCATATGAGTAATAATATGTTTTCGCAGTTGCAGAGGATTTTTAAAAAGACGTTTACATTCTGGACATTCATAAAATGCTGGCTTCACTTTTTCATTTTGTCCCCCAATCATACAAGCTCCTGCATCACACCCGCCTTTCATTCTTTTCCCGCGTTGGCTTTTATGAGAAGATCTTTTAATTCGTTTACCAGTGGTACTGTACCATTCTTTCAAGCCAGAATTTTTAGGTTTTGAACCAATGTATTTTCCTCCCCGCCGTTTATATTCACGTACTATCCAACTACTTTTGTGAGCGCTTGACAGAAAGCCAAATTTCCCATTCGCTAAAGTTTTTATTCTTTTATACAATGACATGTTCTTTGGACGTGCCATTTGATAATCTTAATATACACCAAGAAAAAAATTGCTGTAGAAAATTAGCAATCAACAACAGTTATGAAGAACACATCATGCATTCCTCTTTGTTGTCTATGGAGCACAATATTTTTTCTTCCTCTCTTCCCAATGATTCTCCAGCAGAAACTTTGTCCCTTAATTTCTTTTCAAGTTCTGGATCAATACTGAATTTACCAGCAGAACTGCTTGCTTTTGAACGTAAATAATATATTCCCGTTTTCAACCCATTTTTCCAAGCATAAAAGTGCATGCTTGTAAGCTTTTTGTAGTTTGGATTCGACATGAATAAATTCATGCTTTGCATTTGATCCACAAAAACTCCTCGATCGCGTGCTTGTTCAATAACACTTTTCATGCTGATTTCCCAAACATTTTTGTAAATATCTTTAATGTTTTGTGGGATTTGTGGAATGTTTGCTATACTTCCGTTTTGCGCAATAATGGTGTCTTTTATTTCTTTGCTCCACAATCCAAGACTAATCAAATCTGCTACAAGATGTTTATTAATCACTAGATACTCCCCTGAAAGCACCCGTCGTTTGAAAATACAAGAGTCGATTGGTTCAAAGCATTCTGAATTGCCCATAATTTGTGCTGTACTGGCAGTAGGCATCAAAGCTGTCAACATGCTATTTCTCAACCCATGCGTTTTGATTTCTTCTTTCAGTGCGTCCCAATCCCATCGTCCAGAGATGTAATCGGCAAGTTGAATGTTGTCATGTTCTGCTGCTAAATCAAATTGTAAAAGACCTTTGCTGAATGGACTGCCTTCGTATGACTTGTATTTGCCGTGCTTTTTAGCTTCGTACAAGGAGCCCACCAACACGCCGTAATACAGTGCTTCAAAGATTTCCTTGTTGAGTTTTTTTGCAGCATCACTTTCAAAAGGCATCTTCATCATCATGTACACATCAGCAAGTCCTTGGACGCCGATTCCCAATGGACGGTGCGCCAGATTTGTTTCGCGTGTTTCTGGTGTAGGATAATAAGTTTGGTCAATAACACAATTCAAAGCAAGTACAACATGTTCAGCAACTTGTTTGAGGCGTTCGAAATCAAAAACAGGTCCAGTTGGAGTTTGTTTAACGTATTTTGGAAGAGCAATGCTGGAAAGATTGCAGACCGCATACGATTTGTTGTCCGAGTATAACGAAATTTCCGAGCATTGCCCAGTCAAAACACCATTAAAGATGCCCATTCCTCGCTTTTCTTCTTTGAAACAATATGTGTCAGCAATTCTGTTATTCCACTCCACTTCTTCCACTTGTATCCATCGTTTTGTATTGTTTTTTGGGAAAACGCCTGATACCTTTAGTCTTTTTGGATTGAATCCTAATGTACATAGATGCGCCACGTCAAATGAAGTCACACACATTCTATACGATGTTTGGCAAAAGTATTCGTCGTGTCCTCCATGTCCGTCTGGAAGCAACCTATATTCATCTTCATGCACAATATTTATTTTTGGATCGCATCCCAAAGTTTGCAACATATACAAGACATCAGTGAGAAAATGTTTATTGATACTGCACACTTGAATTCCTGTCAACTTGTCACTTTTAGTTATACAACCGTCTCCATCAACAAGTCCTTCAAACCAACGCAACTTGATGCCAATGTTGCAGTTGATGGGTACAGCGTACTTTGGTTTTATGTAAGGAGGGAGTCTGCAGTTTATTCTTCCATTGCTGTCTTCTTCGCACGCTTCAATTCTTGTGCTTATAAAAGGCGCCAGTTTTTTCTTTTCCCCATACAAGGTTATTCTCGGCAATCCATTTCCAATAGGTGCTAAGCATGTTGCAGACTCTGAAATGTGACTTTGACTTTGATCGTTTTGATACATTCGGTGTCGTTTGCAAAACAGCTGACCAGATTCTGCTTTGTCTCCACATACACTTGGCATGATTGTTCTGATTTTTTCGTTGTGTTCATAAGTCCCATCTGCACTAAACAATCCATGTTCATATGGTAATGGGAAATCTGAAGACCCTGCTTTGATAACGGGAAAGTTGGACTTGATTAATTTCATTTCTTTTTTCAAGTCTTTTGCTTCAATTTGTTTCAACCGTGGGTATTCACTTGGTCGTTTTCCTGTGATAACATAAAACTTGTGATAAGGAGTACAATGTAGCTCGGTGCCATTGCTTAATTTAACAGTTAGTAGTTCAACATTTTCGCCAGTTTTTTGAATTGTAGTTTCTGTAAACTCTTGTCCGTTCCAAACTTGTACGACATTTCCTTCCATGTCTTTGATAGGAAAGTATCCTTTTGATGTTAAGATCATAGTTTCTGGAGCAACACACAAGTTGCTGGATTTAATCGTCCCCAAGTTCTTTTGATTGCACTTTTTGTTAACAGCGTCTTTATAACCAATGTAAGGCACTCCTGTTTCTATTTGAGAATCCATGATTTTACGCCATATTTCTTGGGCTTTTACTACACGTTTGTAGCGTTTTTCTTCAACATACTGATTGTACAATTTTTCGAATTCTTCTCCGTAACAGTCTGTTAAACCAGGGCATTCGTCTGGACACATCAGATACCAATCACCATCTGCTTCAACTGTCTTCATGAAAAGATCTGGCATCCACATTGAGTAAAACAAGTCTCGAGCGCGCATATCTTCATGACCTTGATTCTTTTTGAGGTCCAAGAACTCAAGAATGTCGGCGTGCCATGGCTCCAAGTATATTGCAAAAGAACCCTTTCGACGTCCAGATTGATTTATATACCGACACACGTCGTTGTAAACTTTCAGCATT